GAATGAGAACACAAGCTCTAGAGAATGTTGCAGCAAGAGCAACTTCAAAAGCAGCTAATAAAGGTGCAATGGCACATCAATTAGCAAGAGCTGGAAAATTTAGTGGAGAAACTATAGCCACTGCAGGTGTTGTTGAGGGTGTAAGTTTAGGTACATATGGTGCAGCAGGTGGAGCACTTGGAAGTTTAGCACAACAGTCAACAAGAATGAGAAATGGCGAACAAGATGAGTTTGATTATTGGAGTGTTGCTTCAGAGGCTACCAAAGCAGGAACTTCTGGGTTAATTGCAGGGGCTATATCTGGTGGTGCTGTTCAGGGTACAATGGGACAATGGTATGCTAAATCTAAATTAAAGAATTTAACATCAGAATCTCAGAAATTTAAAGACTTGGCTGTTCAGTATGCCACTAACCCTGCCAGTCAAGTGGCTGTAGAGGCAGGTGTATTTTCAGCTATTGATTTACCTCTTATGGGTGAGGAATTAAACTGGGAAAACTACAAAAAGAATGCATTACAAAACTTTTTTGTTATAGGTGGTATGAGGTCTCTTGGATATGGATATAAAAAGAAAAGCTCAGATAGCAAACCAAAAGATGATTTAACTATTAATGATGATGCTGATGGCATACAATCAAGCTTGAAAGCGATATCAGAAGGAAGCAGGAAAGGCTTAGATTCTAGAGAAAGCCAGAGAATCAATAAAGCTAGAGAGAATGTTTCTGCTAAAATACAGGAAGAGGGTAATGTTACAAACAAGCAAGCATTGGATGAGCTATTGGTTGGCAATCTTGATGATTCAAAAAAATCTAAAGGCTTGTCAGAAATATACAATAACTTTACTCGTTTAAATCAACTGACAAGTCAAATAGATGTACCTAAAAGGAAACTTGAAATATTTAAAAAAGAAAATAAAGGTGAAAATTTAGACAAGAGAGATGCAGAGGATTTAAAAATTATATCAGAAGTTGCAGAGCTTACTCCACTCGTATTGAATGCTACCAATAAAACTTTTAGCGACATGCTTCTTGATGTTAGCATAGTTAAAGGTAAGGATGATAAACCAGATGTATACAAAGGAGAATTGTTTAATCATTTTGAGGCTTATAGAGATAGAACTTTAACTAATCCTGAAAAGAAAGACATTTATGACAATGTTAATAGGCTTAATGAAGTGTTGACTGAAGACCTTGATAAAATGAATGACTTAAAAAGAATTTATGATATTAATAAAAAAGATTTCGAAGCTGACAAGCAGCAACCTAAAAGTGAACAGTTAGAGCTGGGTATAGAAGAGCCTATCATTGATAACTCTAGGACTGTTGCTGATATTAAAGGGAGTCCTGAGCAAATTTATGACAATGTTTTTAATCAATATAATACTCTTCTAGATGACCTTGGTATAAAAAGAAGTTCAAGGAAAAAAATATTAAAAGATGTTGTTAAATTGTCTCCAGGAGCTGGAAGTGATTTTACATTCCTAAAGACCAAATTAACAGAGCCTGGATATACTGATAAATTAGTGCAAGTATCTAATACTTTATCTAATATAAAAAATGTAGACAAAGTTAAATTAAAGTCTAAAGCTAATACTATTGACTGGTTTCAATCTTATGTAGATGCAGAGAATATAAGAAAAAAACCTGAAGTTAATATAAAAGAAGAACCTAAGGCTCAAATATTGAAAAGCTTGGGAGTAGAGACAGGAAATGTATTTGATGCATCTGATGTACAAATTAAGCAATATCAATCATTTGTAAAAAGCTTGGATCCTATAAATACAAATGAAAAAACTAGAATTTTAGATAAATATATTTTGAAAGATGAAGTAGGCGAGAACAAGAGTATGTTTAGGCAGTTTATAGGATCTTTTACTGGAGATGAAACAGCAGGTAAGATTGTAGAGGGAGCTAAAATGACTTCTTTGCCAGTATTTGAGGTTGTCAAGAAGTACAGCAAAAAACTTTCTAACACTCTTATAAATAGGACTGCATCTGAACAAGGGCATATTGGGTTTGTAAATAATGCTATTTATAATATTAGAAAGGAACTTGGGGGGAAAAAGTTTAAATCATTTAGCAATAAAGTAAAATTTATTGACCCTGAAGTTATTAAAGACCCAAGCCTTCCTCTTGATATTAGAAATGAAGGTCAAAGGTTTATTAACAAGGCTTACAAAAACCCTGCAGAAACAAAACCTGAAAAAAGAATTGTTAATTTAGAGACAGATGAAGGTAAGTTTGTACAGGCAGTTAATGATATGTATGATTATTCTAGAAAAGAATTAATTGACATCGTTTATAAAATATCTGATTCAGAAGCTTCTGCTGAAGCATGGATAAAAGAAAACTTTATAGAATTTCAGCAGCCAGGAACTTATGTTAATCGTATCCTCACAAAAGAAGCTAAAGGTCTTTTAGATTTAAATCACAAGAAGATGCAAAAAGTCATTGACGAGAAGGCTGAAAAAATTGCTTTAAAAATGGCTAAAGAAAAATATGGCGATCCTACGAACAAACAAATTGGGGAGTTTAAAGAAAAAGCTGAGTATCAAGTTAAATCTCAGATAGAAACTCAATCATACTATGGCACTCCTCAAGCTTTTAACAGGTCACTTTTAAACAGGTCTATTAAGTTTCCTGAATATTTAGAAGGGCCTGATGGCACTAAAATAAAAACATATGAGTCTGACTTTGATGTATTGATGGGCAAGTATTCTACAGGTATGGCTAAGTATCTTGCTACCCTTGAACATTTCCCTGAGTTTGCAAAGCTTCCAGGATTATCTACAGGAGCTCAATATGATGCATTTATTCAAAAGATAAAGCAAAACAATCAAATAAGTGGCAAGATGTCTAGATATATAGACACTGCTCTAAAAAGAGACTTAGGTTTAGAAATAGTGCCTGAACAGGGTGTTAGTGCTAGAGCTATTGCTGCAGGAACAGCTATCACTGCTAAATTAGGACTTTCAGGGTTAATGATGCCAGGACTAAAGAATGTTCTTATGGGCACAACTATGAATATGGCTACATATAGAATGAGGGACTTCCTTGGAGCTGTAACCAAATCCATGTCTAGAGATAATAAGGAAATAGTAAGAAAAACAAATGCTTTGGATATTGGTACAAGGATTTATGATGAAGGTGTTACAGGTAAAGTTAAATCTGTAACAGACTTTGCTTTTGCTTTTGGAGGGATGAAACCATCTGAAAACTTAAATAGATATTCCAGTGTATTAATATCAATGGTTGAGCAAGAAAGGCTTGTTAAAAACTTATCCTTAGACCCTTCTACTAGAAAGTATAAAAAATCTACCAATAGACTTGAAAAGTTTTATGAGGTATCTGATAATGAAATGGCTATGCTTAAAAAGTATGGTTTGAATGGGGCATCTGATGTAGACTTCGCAACAAAAAAGCAAAAGATAGAAGTTGAAAGGTCATTAAAAGCATTATATCAAAAAATGAACTCTATGGCTCACATCAAAACACAAGGCTCTGCTATGGACTTGTTTATGCCTTTATGGGCAGGAAATGAAAACACAAAACCTGCACTTCTTTATAAGAGAATGGCTTATGCAGCAACTGCAAATGCAATTAGTAATACAAAGTTAGCTATTGAGAATGGTGAACTTTTAAGGCCTGCAATGTATATGCTTGGAAGTTATATGACAGCAGAGGCTTTAATGGGAGTTTATAGTGGACTTCTTGGGACACCTAAACCTGAAGCACAAGACTGGGATGATAGGCTTAAAACTCTTGCATATAAAGGGGAGTTTTTAGGTATAGCTTCTTCTTTAGCAAACCCTTATGGTGTTTCTTTTACTGAGTTTGTTATGCCTGTACAACTTGATAATGCATCAAGTATTGGTAAACTTTTATTAGACTATAACAATAATACACGAACAGGGTATCAAACTTTTGACGAAATGGCAAAAACTACTACTGGCCTTTACAGGAACCTTCAAAAAGTTGCAAATCAAGGGTTAGCTTCTAACAGAATGATTATGGATGATAAAAGATTTAATCAGCTTGAAAGGACTTACAGGAAGGCAAAGAATGTTTATATAGGTGCTGGTGGTGATTATGCAAGAACAGAAAAAGATTTATACAGAGATATGTTATTGCCAGCTTTTGTTAAAGGAGATAAAGATGCTTTTGCTAAAGCATATTTAACATCTTTAATGGGGTATGCTACTTATTATTACCATGATAGTGTAGATCAAGGTAAAGTTACCACTGAAGCTGAAGCATTCAAAAAGGCAGAAAAAGGACTTGAGAGAGTACTTAAGAGCTTAAACCCTGCTCAATTTTTAATAGAAAAAAATTACAGAAAGGTGTCTGATGGTAAAATTAGAAGAGCTATAGATAAAATTTTATGGCTAAAACAAGCAGAGCCTGACAACTGGAAAAACATTATAAAAGACATGAAGGCAGGTGAAAGGAAATGGAAAGAAATGTACGACAGCTATATGCCTTATACCTACCAATATATGCAAAAGAACTTTAAGAAGTTATATCAAGACCACTTTAAGAAGTAATTGTATCCTGTAAGTACCTAGCTATCAATATAGAATCTGAATTATAAAGAGTTACTTTAATCTTAGGGTACATTGACATCGCTTTTTCTTTAATCCATCGTTTACGATGTGTTTTTGTTAGTTTTTTAGGTACTTCAAAGTGAGACATCCACTCTCTTGGAGTTATTTCTTTCATTTTAACCTCAAAAGACCCTGCAATTCCATGCCACATACCATAATTCATTCCAAAGGCAAATGCTCTTGATTTAGCATCAGTAGGAAATGCCCATACCTTCTCTATCCCCACAACTGTATTAAGTGTAGAGCCTTTCATTCCTATACCAAACAAAACAGCCATATCTATTGTATTATCTGGACATTTATATGATTTAATTTTATTCCCTTGAAGTACAGTAATTGCTCCACTTTTTCCTGGATCTATCCCTACAAATACCTTAGAATGGGAGTTTTTCATTTTCAACCTCCTTGACTAGTCTGTCAGGCACAATACCTCTAGGATCATACATAATAACATGATCACCATCATATTTCAACATAACATCACCTGAATCCCCATATCTAACTTTAGATGCTATTATCATTATGTCTTTTCTGTCCTCAGGCCTACCTGATGTTTTATATTTATAATAAACAAAGAAAACATTCTCTGCAATCTGTTCTATTGCTCCACTCTCAGCTAAGTCAGACAATCTAGGCCTTGCATCTCCTCTTGTCTCTAATGCTCTATTTAACTGTGAAGCTAAAACCCCAACACATTTAGTTTCTTTTAATGCCCACTTATAATCTGATACAAGTTTTTCTAATTGAAGCCTTCGATCTAACCTTGAGTCATCTCTTGTGCCTAAATTAACCAACTGTATATAATCATCTAATACCACATCAGGCTTAAATTTCTTAATTTCATTAATAGTTTTAGGTAAATCCCTTATATTATCAAACATTTTAAAGTTTTCTTCACTATATTTCTTAGTTATTAAGGTTTTAACTCTCTCCAACTCTTTAATAGATACATCATCATAAACCCCTTTCCTTACATTAGTGTATGACAGCTTCTGGCTTTCTAGTGTTATTATCTTTTTTAATACCTCTACATTTGTCAACTCTCTATTAAAAAGCAATACTCTTTGCCCTGATCCTAAGAAGTGAGATAGAAGATTTATAAGAAATGTGGATTTTCCATGTCCTGGCCTACCACCAATAATAGTTATCTCCCCTCTCGTTAAACCACCTGAAAATCTGTCTATATCAGGATAGTCTGTTCTAACTAATTTAGATTCTGTGCTTGTAATAGATTCAATAGCTTCCATTACTTCAGATTCTATATCAAACTTTTTATCAGGCTTTAGCTCTATCAACCTACCAATTAAATTATGTGTGGAATTTAAAACATCGAATGTTTCAGATTTATTCTCTTTAGCCATTTGCTGTATATTTTGAGTCTTTACAATAACTTCTCTTAAAAGATAATGCTCATACATTCTTCTAGCATATACAGTTGATTGCTCCTTTAGACAGGTGTCAGTAGTAATATCAACAATATATATCTTATTAAGTCCATATCTTTGATGTTCTTGTGTGAGATGGGAACAAACAGTTATAAGGTCTATATGCTCACCATTTAATTTAAGTTTATTTAAAAGATGCCAAAGATGTTTAGCTCTAGTGGTATTAAATACATTATCATTAGCAATATATTCAGAAATTATATCAATATGTCCAGGATTATGGATAAGTGTCCCTAATACCATATCCTCTAAATTGTTATCGTATGGTAAAATTGTATTCATGATATCTCCTTATTTGTGGTTTGGTTTTTTAAAGTACTATATTTTTTTTTGACAAGAGTTGTAAATACCTTTCCATTGTCTTTTTGATCACTTTGTGAGTAACAACAACATTGTTAGATGTCCTTCTTCCTAAAAATTTAAGGTAAAACTCAATACGATCTTCGTAAAACCTTAAAATCCAGTCATCTAACTCTTCTCTTGTTTCGAACTTGCTTGCGAATGTTCCTGTATCTTGCATAATTTATTTTCCAGTTCGTTAAGTGCTTTACTTAGCTCGTCAGAAACAGTAGCAAGATCAACTTCATTAACCCTTAAGAGAGGAACACCATCTTGTACTTGAAGGTTTTGTATTGGTTTTGATTTATAGTATATACCCCAATTATTATCTTCAATTACCTTTTTTATTAGATCGACTACAGTCATATCTACCTCTTTTTCGTTTTGTTGTGATTTGTTTTCATGCATAATGGCCTCCTCTTCTGTAAAAAAAGGTTTCCCATCTTCTGCAAGAAAAATAATTCTTAGCTCACTTTTCACTTTTTGACTTCTCTATGCTTCTTTTGGCCTTGACTTGCACATAGTTATGAAACTTTTTAGTTTCTTTTTTCCATTCTAAATATAAGCCGAAAAGATTGTCAAAAGCATTAAATTTATATTCGATCTCATTTAATCTCTTCATAATATTAACAAGAGCAATCTCAAAGTCTTTATTTGTAGGTTTTGGCCTCTTAGGTTTTGCCATTATCTGTCCTCCATTGTTGATATTTTTTATTATTTCGATAGTTACCTCCAAAAACTTCAGTTATAGCACATTTTTGACACACACTACCTAACTCCTCCTTCGTGATCACACCAATCCATAGATACATAGGGGATTTATGCTTATAATCATTACATCGCACACATTTAAAAGCATTAACTTTCCCCTTATATATCATATGTTTGTTAATCTGTAGTACCTTGTGGATTCTTATCTATCGAAGATTCCCTTTGCTCTTGCATGACTGTTTTTTGTTTCTTGGTTGGTTTGGGATTAGATTTCTTTTTATCCCCAACAGCCACCAATATCTCATTAAGAGTCCTCTTTAAACCTTCGAGTTCTCTTCCTAATCTATCTATTGCATTTTCCATATCTATGGCTCTTCCCATACTGCCTCCTTTATTTTAACTTGTTAAGTGCTAATAAATCTTTAAATGGAACAGGATAATATTCTTTATTATTATCATCATACCTTTCAATTTTATAATCTTTTTTTGATATCAATGTTCTCAACTGATGAATTGAGAATTGTACAGTTTTCTGAAATGTTGTACTGAAGACAAAAAAACTAAGAGGCATAAACTCACTCCACTTAGCATAAGACTTCAAATCATCAATTTTAAATTTAGCAATATCCCTGCAACCTTTAGCTTCTAAAAAGTAAGCCTTTTTATCTATTGCTATATAGTCAGGCCTATTCCTTATAAATGGATTTATTTTAAAGAAAAACTTTGCAGGTAGTCTATCATTTGTTGCATCAAATCCAAATTTATGAATTTTAGTATTAGGTTTTGAGTTGTAGTGAATCTCAAGCTGATCTTCTGCAGGGGACAGCTTTATCCTTTCTGAAAACGATTGTTGATAATCCATATTAAAATACTCCTTTATTTTTTGTTCTGGTGTTTTTTTCATTAAATCTTTATGGGTAGAACACCTTTTTATCTTTAGGTGTAATTAAGGAAGATTTTTGGCTTGATGAACTACCCATAGTTTATTTGTTAAATAAGACAGCAAATTTAGGTGTATTCTCTCCTACATATGCTCCCATTATATTAAAATTAAAATATTCAACTGCTTCCTCTATAGGCATCTCTTTACAAAGTATTTCTATACATTTATCCTTATCATATAAAACAACAGGGTTTTCGGCAAAACCATCTACCATACCTATAACAGCATCATCAAATCCATCAGCAAGTAAAGATTCTTCGTTATACTCGCATATCATATCTTTAAGTTTATTCGACTTCATCAAACATCCCCCAGAGTATGCATAGATAGGTAATAGCATCAGTTAGCCTGCCTCTAACACCTTCCCTTTGAGATCTGTGGCCATTAACATAAGCAGATATACCATCTATATGCTTAATAAGATATGTTAAAGCAGCTTTTTCTTTACTGATATCAGCAAAGTCAGCAACCCTTTTAAAGTTAGCAAAGACATCATCAGTATTTCTTGCATACTCTTTCTGCCCCTCTTTGTGAGTCTTTAAGACTTGCATAAATATACTTTCTATCCTTTTACACATAACCTCATGCTTCATTACCAATACCCCCTCATTTTCTTTTTATTCTTTGCATACCTATTTTTAGATTGATTGTTATGACACTTCTTGCATATTGTTCTATATCTCAAATAAAACTCAACTTCAGTTTCTTTTTTACTGCATATGTTACACTCTCTGATATTTTTAACTCTATCTTTATATGTTACTTGTCCTGGCTTTCTCATACTCCTCCTAAATTTATGCTAGGGTGCTGATTCCTCAGCAAGCAGGAAATAAGGATGGTCATGAATAAAGACCATAGAGTTAACCAGACTCTAAAACCTACATACCCTAGCATTTCCCTATACATCATCAAATCTAATGCAGACTGAAGTTTTTATGCTGTCTCAACCGAAACCTAGTGCAACTTTCAGCCACTCAATTCTAATCCCTTGCAAAAAGCACTTAATAAAGTGCTAATTGTTTATGTTGTTCATCATTACACACGAAGCTCCTAGCTGTAATGTGCTGATGTGCTGTTTGTTTGTCTGCATTATTTCTTTAAGTGCCTATATATTGTGGCTCTTGATATTTTAAACATCTTAGCAACCTTTATAGGATTTCTCTTAAAAAGGTGAACCAAGAGCCTTATAAACATTGCCTTGATTGGTGTCACTTTAGCTTTCATTAAAAAGGAAGATCGTCATCGCTGACAGGTTTCTCAGCAACAACTTGTTTTTGTTTACCATTAGTCCATGCCTTAATAAACTTAACTTCCCAACCTTTTTTCTGATCTCCATCTTTGTTAGTCCAAGGTTTTCCTTCCTTAATGACAGCAATTACAGGTTTACCTTCCATAAAGTCAGTAGTCAATTCAGGCAACTCTTTTATCATAACTTCCTTCCCATCAACAATTGCCTTTTTATCTGTAAGTGAAAGGCCTAGATCATCACAAAATCTTATGTATTGTGCATTAGCATCATTAGTAGGTTTTGTTATTCTAAAGATACCTTTAGCTTTTATCTTCTTCCCTGCATAAGATGAACCATCTACATGTTGATCTACACCATCTTTTTGGTAGGTAAATTTATTTTGTGCATTTTCAGGTGATATCTCTACAAAGAAATTATACACTGTAGCTTCATAATCAATGCCTTCTTTCTCCCATGTTACTTTCCTGGTATCAGCTTTAACTATATGGCCAAAATGCTCACCTTCTACCATTGGAATCCATTCAGGATATTTAGATTTTCCTTCTTTATTGACACTTGGTGTATTTATTGCATCGTTTAACATTTGTTCATTCATTATTTTTTCTCCTCTGTTGTATTTTTAAAATCATCTGCTTCTACTTCTGAATATACACCATACTCATAGGCATTAATTAATTTAAGGACTGCTCTATCTATGCCCCTCTTCTCAGCCATTGCTCCATAGTATACATTCTTACAATTTATCTTACTTGCCTCGCCAACTGTTGTTACTTGCTTTCCTTTTCTATCCTTCATAGTTATCAGGAATCTAACATTTGTATCAGTGCTTAAAATAGACTCTATGCTTACCATTTCTATCTGTTCATAGTTTGCTATCTTAGTAACAGCATCATGAGTTAATATGTAGCTGTTATGACACTTCCAAAAGTCCACCCCTTCACTTTTAGAAAGGAATGAATACTTGTTGAATAAATCTCTCATGTTCATCTCATTTCTCCTTATTTTTTATTTTTTTATCTATCTTCCATCATAACATATGAGGCTGGATATTTTTTTAAATTAGTAGACCTTGACTTATGCCTTAATCTTCTTATTGCTTTTTCTTTTATCTGTCTAATCCTTTCTCTCTTTAATTTAAATATCTTGGCTATTTCATTTAAATCTAGAGGCTTTTCCCCTTCCAACCCAAAGTACATTTTCAGAACCTGCCTCTCTCTATCTTTTAGAGTGGACATTGAATCTTTAATATCTTCTTTTAAAGACTCATCGTCAATATATTCATCTACTATATCATCAGATTCTAATTTTAACAGTTCTGTACTGCCTAGTTCTACAAACTGATCTATTGGAATACTTCTCGTTAATTTAGGCATCTTTTTCTTTGCATCTATGACTTCTTCAAATTGAACGAATAATGTATATTCATCTTCAAATAAAGTTTCAATCATTTTTTTTCTCACTTTAGGGTCTTGTGGTACTGAATATAAATTAGCATAAGGTATGAGAGTGCTATAACTAATTCCTGTTTCTCTTCCATACTCTGCAACTGATTTATATCCTATCCTCTCTAAAGCAGACATAAAAACTCCATTCTTAAATTTTAATTCAGCTCTAATTGACATATTATACCTCTATTTTTTGTAAGGACTACCACAATGATCAGCAAATGAGCAGTAGTTACATACCCATTCTGCCTTAGGTGATGTACCCATTTTAAATGATGGTAATCCTCGTTTATGTTCTTCGTTTATTTGCTCCCAGTAAGTCTTAGCCTGATCAAGATACATCATTGAAATTGGATGAAATTTAAGCCTTGAATTGTCTTTGTTGTAGTAACATAGACTCATACTATCCAACCTCCCAAATTCTTTGATAACTCCTAATCCATAACTAGCAACTTGCAACTCATGGTGGTTAGAATTATCCATTACAGGATTTCTTCCAAACTTTTTTTTGTAAGGCCATGATGCAATAGTTTTAAAGTCAATCAAATGAACCCCTTCGCTATGAACAACCAAATCATAAAAACCTCTTATGTTTAAGTCGTCAACAATAACCTCTCTTTCAATACTAAATAGCTTTGGATTTCTTTTTTTTATATCTAAATATTTTTTTTCTTTGCTATAAATATCATCGCTATAAGTATTATTGCTATAAGTATTATTGCTATATATAGAGAGGGCATTTTGAATATCTTCATGCACTAAACTTCCTAGTCGCATTATTCTCGATGATCTCTCATTTGGTTTATTTGTTGGTTTAATTTGATCTATAGATTCAAAATACAGCCTACGACTACACATCCCAACAGCACTAATATGATAGTACTGCTTTTTCCCTGAGTATCTCTCCTCGACATTCTTATCGTTCTCAGATTCAATAAAATCATGATATATTTCTTCTATCTTTTTTGATATTTTCATCATGATCTTTTTGAGTAATTTAATTTAACATAATCAGTCAAGAGTCTCAATAAATTCTCATTTAAAGTTAAGTCCCTTCCAATTGTTATTAGCTTAAACTTCTTCCATTCTGTATCAGGAATATTTTTTAATAGAAATGTTCTTTGTTTTTCTTTGTTCATAGTTGATTCTCCTTATTTTTACTACAATGTGAATAAATCTCACACTATAAGATAACTTTTATTTGGTAACTAAACAACCCTTTTATTTAGTTCTTTTTCTTTTCTGCTTTCTCGACAGACATATCAAACCTTCTCTGTCCTATCTCGCTGTTTGCTCTTATCATTGCTCTAGCCTTTTCATAATCAACACCCTGATCGTGACAAGCATCGCTCACTTCCATGTGGAACCTTTCATTATCTTTATCAAGAAATTCTGAGAACCTATCTGTTTCCATCATCGACTGTACTGTATCCACAAATTCTAGCACTTCTTTTACCTCTTGCAGTAAATCTTCAGTCATTTCAAGCTTCCCAGATATCACTCCAGATAAAAGTAAGGCCATACTATGTAATGCTCCAAACAATGCATCATATGATGGAAGAGGCATTAACTCTTTCGCTATAAAGTCATGATTATCTTTTTTCATTGACTGTTCTCCTTATCTTGTTTTTCTTCATACCTTTCATCCTCTACTGTACTTAGAAACTCATCAACATGTTTAGCTACATAGTTAGGGATGTCATCAATGTATTCTTCAGTACCATTATCCCATTCAATTTTAAGATTCCACCATCTTATTTTATTTATCATCTTGATCTCCTTCTATTATCACTTTGTTTATTCTATTTACAGTTATCATCAAGTCATTAACCTGATTTTGCAAGTCCTTTACTTGTTTTTTCAGTTCTATAATATACTGGTAGTTTGATTTAACAAATAATTCTTCTTTCATTATTCCTCCTTTTTTATACTTTCATTATAAATTAAATCAATACCATACTTCATTAACTCTTTTCTGATATCTTCTTTAGGTGTGTCTGTATTACCATCATGTATATCTCTAAGAAGTCGTATCATGCTTGATATATCTTCATCAGCACTTACTCTATCTTGTTTAAGTATATCCATATAATGACATATATCATCCCATTGCTCTTCTGCAGGAAGTTCACCACCTTTATAGTATTCATCTGATTGTGGGTTTAGCACTTGCAGTATATCAAACAACTTATTCCATTCACTCATTATCCTTCCTCCCCATATTCTTTGATTTCTTCTTTACCTCCTCTACCCATAAAATATCATCATCTTTAGGTTTTGTTGATACATGGTCGACTTCATAATATATATCCATAGCTTCGTCCTCATCATTAGCTTCAACAATGTAGTAATAAATACAGGTTTCTTCTACTGCAACTTTATATTTTTTCATTTATTCTTCTCCTTTTATTAGTTTGCAATCATCTTCATTTATCATATCACATATCCAACTGCAATCACCTTCATAGCTGTAGAATATCTCATCTCCTGTTTCTTCGTCAATCTTGGTCATGATTAATTCGTGTACTATTAGCATTATTCTTCCCCCCAATCAGCACCATATTCTTTGATTTCTTCTTTACTAGCTTCCCATACTATATCATCTATGCGAGACCCTAAGTCTTCTGATGCAATCTCTTGTATATTAACAAGTGCATTCAAAGGATCATCAGCTTTGATAATTGTGTCTATTGTATATTGAACTATATACCATTTTTTCATATTATTTACCTCTCTTTTTATCTATCATTTGTTCAATAACCCTTTCTTCTTCATCATCTAGTGAATTGCCTCTATAAGCATCATCTAGTTCAGCCTCTGAAACATTTTGATATGTGCTATAAAGAAACCCATAAGCACCTTCTTTGGTTGAGTCCATAACACCCATATGTTCACCTCTGAACTTGAAAAACCATTCTATTTCATCTGTATGAGGGACATGCATTGGCTCATCTATTTCTTGGTTCATTATTTACCTCCTCTAAGTAAGTTTGTGAAAGATTGTTCCATTTCAAATAGTGGCCAACATACATCGCATACCCAATCACCAAATGATGACTTGGTAACTTTATTTATTGGTTTTGATACTTTACACTCATTGCAAGTTTGATGATTATTGTAGGCCTTATTAACCCTTGCTCTTGCTTTTTGTCCTTTCTTCATAATTTCTCCTTATTATTACTATTATTATTTACCTATTTGACTGATTATTTCTATAAATGCACATACTAAAATAAAAACACCTATTGAAAATATTATAGTATCTATCATAATTAGAACAAACCTCCTAAATTGTATGTTATATATCCCCAATTCTTTGCTATCCAATTACCTAGCTCTATAACATAGTACCAACACAGCAAAGAAAAAAAGAGCAATGACATATATACAGATACTCTAAACATAATAGTTTTTAGCATATAGTAAATCCTCCACTTTCATTGCAGAATATTGCAAACTCTCTAACATTTTGCACATCAAATGGATATTCAGGTGAATCTCCACATTTCTCTGCATTTTTTAAATATTCTTCTGCATACTTATCTACTTCACCTCTTTTTAGTAGTAAAAATAAAGTTACAGCAATATCTTTAGCTGTGATCTCATCTACCTTGTACCCTTCATTCCTATTGCCCTGCTGATATACATCAGTAGATAGATTACATACTCTGCACACATATTTCCATAAAGGCCTCCAATACCATACATTGTTTCTGAAGTATGCTCCAATATTTACTTTTTCATATTCTCTGTTCTCTTTGAGGTATTTATCTTGGTCGCCCTTGTCTAGCTTAAAGAACTCATCAAAGTTGTTCTTGACTTTCTTTATGAGTGGTGTAGCTTTCATGTGTTCTATTGGTTTAAGTCCATATAAGTCCATTCCCATTATTCAATCTCCTTATTATTAGCTTTAATTATATTGATTATGTTTTCTAGTTGTTCATATACTTTTTGCTTGTTGCCTTTCAGATTGAACTCTTCCTTTACTATAACATATGCACTCTTACCTCTTTTCTTCATCCCTAAAGTTTCAAGTTTAAGTGCATGTTTAAGAGTTATAAGTCTGAATAAACTTATATTCTCTGAGCCTATTATTGTAGTCCCTCTCTTTATCATCTTGTAACCCCCTCATATTTGTCAATTAAAGATTCTAAATAGCTTTCTAATTCCATTCCCATAAGGCCATTGAACTGATGATAATATCCACCATCTTTGTTTGTTAGATAGGTATCTCCACCACTACCATCATTCCATATAGTATTATCAGTATCTGTTGTAGCTTCATATCCAACACCTCTTCTTGTTGTATAGTATCTTACATTGGTTACTTTCATCATTTATTCATCTCCTTTATTTTATCTATTTTATTTACTGATTCAAAAATATACTCTTCAAACCCATCTACAATCCCAAGAACAGATTCCAATATATCATTCTCTCTCTCATCTTCACAATCAAGAATACCATTTAAATCACTATATACATCCCTTAAATCAGATACTATATCATGGTAACTATTTATATCTTCTTTTAATTTTTCTAGCTTTTTATCTATTTTCATATTACCACCTCCATTTTTTAGTTTCAATCCAAGAGTGAATAACCATCAGTATATATAAAATTGCTGATACTATTGCTACTACAAGTGCTATTGCTATTAGTATTGATATTAGAGTTATACCTATGCTTGTTATATTCATTTACCCATCTCCTCTATTGTTTGTATGTATATCTCCAATTTCATCATCACTTAGACATATGTTATAATCTTGTTTAAATTGATCTTTTAGATTTTCTATAAACTCTTTTTTGTTTTTAGCTTCAAAAGATGTCGCCCATTTTACTTTAACTTCTACATAATAATTTTTCATTTACCCATCTCCTCTATTGTTTAATGGTTTATCTGATACTGGACTACCATTTTTCATAGTATTTAATACCCATCTTAAAGCATCTACCCATCCAATTGACCTAGCATAAGCAGATTGTTCACTTTCCATAAAATGTATACCATCTTCCTTCACTAAGAACTTTCCATATAAGTCTTCTAGGATTGTTTCATTATGTTTTATAAGTCTATCTATTTGGTTTACTATTTTCTTATTCATTTATTCATTCTCCTTTATTTTTATTTCACCTTCGTATATTGTAAAATCATATTCATTTTCTGGTTCATTACCATCTTGCTTTCTTCTTCTGTTGTGTGAATCTAGCCATTTATCAAAATCTGTTGTGATGGCTTCAAACTCGTGATTATTTTCATAAGTGTAAAATACTGCATATACTGTATATACTTTCATTTATTCATCTCCTTTTTCATTTTTTCAATATATAATTCAGCTTCTTTCCTAGTTTCAAAATAATCTTCATATATAACATCATCTCCTATGTGGTATCCAGCTTCATAATTCCATCCTTCTCCATATTCTCCATTATCAAGCATTATAGTATCCCAAAATTTTGTTATTTTCCATTCCTCTTGTTTATTCATCTATGCTCCCTTTATTTTCTATTACTTCAAATTCAACATCTAGCATTATTTTATCGCCTTTTTTTAGCTTTTCTAGGTCAATTTCTTTCTCCCATACATAATGGTATACATGGTCATCTAAATCGTTTGTATGTATAATTTCTTCCATATCTTTTTCATATGCTATGCCTAGTGCTTTTCCTTCAGGGTAATATTCTTTATCTTTAAGTATTAATACATATATTTTTGGATTCATTTATTCTCCTATTATTTTATTATTCCAAGACTTTGGATATATCTTTGTTGGTAGTGGTTTAATTAAACTTTTGATAATTTTATCGCTTTTTTGGATATTTTCTCTAGGTGGTAACCATTGCAAATTATGATATGAGAAGCATTTTTTTAATTCCTTTGGATCGTTTGTATCATACGATGCAACAGGTATAATATGATCTATATGGTAACCCTTCTTTTTTATTTCCTTGATTGTCATTTTATTGATTTTTGCAAGGTCTTTAAGCTTATTTATGCATTTTTTGTAGTTAATAATTTCATTACTATTATTCCATGACTTACCATTAATATTATTAGTAACACAATGCAGTAATAATCTTTTTAAATTAAATGGGATTGGATTTTTGTGGTATCTCTCTAAGTCTGCAATTCTTTTTTTCTCTGTAATAATCTTCTTTTTTTCTAGTGCATCAGCAATTCCTTTTGTACTATTTTTGTAGGCTAAAAAATCTTTTTTCTTTTGAGAGGTTATAGCCTTTTTTTCTTCTGAAAGTTTGTTAAAATATTTAATTCCTTTAGGGGATTTTCTCCATTTATTATTTTTGTCTAGTTCTTTTTGAGGATTTTCCCAATATCTAATTTTTTTCTTCTCTTTTAGTTCTTCTCCTTTCTGTGTATACCTATAATTATGGTAAAATAATTTATCTATCCATCTTCTTAAAACTTTACCAGACTTATATACTGCAAAGTGATTTATATATGATTTTGGGGCATTCTCTACATTATATACAGTACCTCTAATTATTACTTGTCTTGTATTGTCTTTAATAGAATTTTTTATTTTTTCTATATCTTCAAACCCTTTCCATTTTTTACATTCTTTATACATTATTTAATCCTATAATTTTTATTTATTATTGTTTGAATGATTTCTTCTATTATTTAAAAATCTAGATCGATCTTTATTACTTAAACCTTCTAATCCTGATTTAAATTTCTGATGTTTTTTAATACCATTATGATTTGAAAGTAGTTTTTTATTCTGCTCTCCCATTATTTTTATAGCTTTTTTTTCTAGACTTTTATTACCTTCATTAATAGCATTACATAAAATATTTATTAATTTTGATCTATTCGTTAAAACATTCATTTATTTACCCCCTTGTTCTAATTCCATAAAATGAAGAATCCAAGTATCAATTCTATCTGAGCATTTATCACAATGTGTAGCCGAAAAAGATTCTTTTGTCATTTTACACGATTCACAATTATTTATTAATTTTGATCTACTAGTTAAAACATTCATTTCTTTATTCATTATTTTAATCCCCTTATTTAGTGGTATTTATAGGCTATATTCTTGATATCTTTGTTCCAACATAATCTACAATCTTTGCATTGGTTATCTTGTTTAGGTGCATTGCATACAATACTATTTGTTGTACTATTTTTAGTTACTGAAGATGTATTTGGATATCCATTTATTTCTGTATCAATCATAGGTGCTGATACTCTAATAACTAGATTGGAAGGTACTGAATTACCTTGCTTGTAAAATTTATTGATTAGTTTATATTCTTTGGTAGGTAGCCAATGTTTAATATTTGGGGTTTTTTTAGCTATTTTAACGATGTTTAGTAAAAAATCATATGAAGGTATATCCCCACTATCAAACCACCTAAAATAGCTTGATTTTTCATACTTATTTAAATAGCTTGAAAAAGTGTTAACCCATAAATTTGTATCTTTGTAATAATTGTTTAATTTTCTATCATGGTTTTCTTCATGCTTCTTTTTAAACATATTATAAAAGCCAGTCATTGCATAGCATCCATCACATACAGAGCCTTTAATTTTAGCTAACTTGCTTCCATTATTACACCTCCAAGCAGATAAATTAAAGCTAGAACAAGGTAATTTAGAAGTCTTAGACATCCCCCCAATAATTTTCAACATTTCTTTTTTATTCATAAACTCCCCTTTTATTATTTATTATAATATTACTTGATTATCTATACAGACATTACATTTAAAGATTTGAAGTTCTTTATTATTTAGTAAAAATTCTTGCATCCATTGAAGTTGATATGTGTGAGCCTTAATATATGGTTCTCCTTTTTTATCGTTCTTTTTATTTAATTCTAGCATCTTAACTAAATCTAAATAAGATAGCTTGTTTTTATGTACTCTATGATTCTTTTTAAAATAGTAAATAAAATATGCTTTATTCATAAATTTTCTTCCTTTTTTTGTTATTGCTTATTAGTTATTTAATTACTTAAAAATTGATACTTAATTTAAATTGATATTTAAAAGTTGTCAATAATAAAAATAATAAAAATAATAAAAATAAATAAACTTATTGACATTAATAAAAAAAGTATTAAATTAATTATTGAATTTAATTAAAATAAAATAAGGACTTAAATTTATGAATAAAGTAAAATTAACTATTAAAAAAATTGATAATGAATATGTTGTACAATGGTTTTTAAATGGTGTAATAGATGCAAATAAAACATATTATACAGACTGTAAAAAAGATGCTATAAATACAATGGAAGCAATTAAAAAAGAAAATTATTCAATAAATAATAATATAATATTTATATAAAAATAAAATAAGGAGTTAAAACCAAATGAAATTAATACTAAATGATAAAGATCAAATAATTTTCAAAACATCTATAAAAGATAATAAAACAATATTAAAAAGAATTGAAAGGTTTGCTTTAAATGTATATGTAGAAAATTATATAGATAATCTTTTAAATTCATTTGAAACATATGATAGTAATTATATTTTAAAATCTTTTATTGAAGAAATAAAGGAAATTGAAATTCATAATAGTTTTAGTATCGATTTATGGGGAAATAATGAAATTAATATATCTGGGGATAATGGATTAATTAATTTACAAATAGTAGATTTAGAAGAAATACTAGCAATACATTAATAACAAAAATAAAAATAAGGAATTAAACGATGCAGAAGAAAAATTCAAACTTAACACAATTAGAACAAAAATATTATCAAAAAGGCTTTAATGAAGCTTGTAAGTATATAGAAAAACCTTTATATCAATCTGGATGGTTTGAAACCAATCCTTATGAGGATAAAATATACGAACTAAAACAAGTAATAAAAGATATACAAGAAGAAAATACAAACCTAAAAAAAGAACTATCTATTTTAAAAAATAGGCCTAGTTTTATAGATAAAATAAAAAGTTATATTCCAGTAATAACAATCAGTTTTAAAAAACCAATTAAATAACAATAATAAAATAAAAATAAGGATCTAAAAACAATGAAAATAAATAAAAATAATCAAGTTTATAACAACTTTAAAGAAGAAGTAATAAAAGATATAAAAGAAGAAAATAAGTATAATGGGTGGACTAATTACCCAACATGGTGTTTTAAATTGTGGCTAGATAATGACCAGTATTTACATAATAATATTTATGATAGAATAAAAGAAAATATAAATAAAAGATTTATAATATCCATAGCGATTGAAACACTACAAATTGTAGCTAGTGAAATGACTGAAGATCAATATACTAGAAAAGATGGTGGAACTTTTACTAATGATTTAATTGGTTATGCATTAAATCAAATAAATTACAATGAAGTTGCAACAGCTATAATTGAAGATATAAAACAAGATATAAAACAAACTCAAGTTAATTAATAAGTTAAACTAAAAAAGGTATAATATGAATACGAATGTAAACACTAACAAAAAAAGTAAAATGATAAACGAACTAATTAACTTTACATGCTTTTATAATGTGGATAGAATAGAATTACAAAAACTATCATATCATAAAATAAAAGAATACTATAAGTTATTTAAATACTAAAATAAACTCCATAAGGGGATAAATTAAGCCACATTTTAAAAGGTGTGGCTTTTTTTATACCTGCGAAATAATCCCTCCAAATTTAACCCAAAAAAATATTCATAAATTCAACCTAATAACAAAAGTCAAACGACATTTTCAACGTGCACCCCCCATAAAAAAACACTCTCACTCATTCTAAGCTAATTTTTTTCAAATTTTATTTTTCAAAATTTTTTCAAACTTTTTCTTTTTTTATCTTAATAGTTTTTCTTTTTGCTATATTAGTATTGCTATAATATATATAGCTATAAATAGTATTGCTATAATATATATAGCTATAATAGGGGAAAATTTGATATTTTTGCTAGTTTTTTGTATATTTCGAGTATGGACATCAAAACAATAAAAGGCATTGATCATTATTTATATGACAATATTAAGGAATTTAAGGCACTTACAGGGCTTTCTACTGTCATTGATAGTTGGAGGCAAGCAAAAGAGGGGGATTGGGCATATACTGATGATGGGTACATTTGCCAGATCCTTAAAAGATTTACAGTAAAAGGGCTTGGGACAAGGAACCCTTTGTGTGTAAGGACAGTATGTGGTACTTTTATTGTTACTGGCAAAAAAAAGATGTTGGGCGAAGATGGTGTGGCTCAGAATATATTTACATTTTCTGGCGAAACTCCTAAAAACCTTAGTGAAAACAAGCAAATGCTATTTGCGAGGTATATGGCTTCAGGGCTTAGTCCAATAGAATCTTACAAAGCAGCATGCCCAAATGCAGAAAGTGAAAAGTATATAAAATTACAGACATCTAAACTCTTAAAAACAAAAGAGGTACAGAAAATGATCAAAAAAGAAGTTGTCGCCACTCTTGAAAAGCAGGGAGTAACTCCAGATTGGATAGTTGAAAGGTATAAGACGATTGCTGATTTGGCTGAAAAAGACTCAGATAAGTTAAGGTCTTTAGAAAGCCTATCTAAAATCAGTGGTTTATTTGAAACAGAAGATAAGAAATCTGAGCAATTGACAGTTTTTGCTGGATTTTCACCTAAACAACTAGAAGAGGTTAAAAATGGGGAAACAAAATTACTCGCACATGGCGAAAAAGAAGAAAAATGAAGATAATTGCACGATTTGTAAAAGAAATTTAGGGCTAAATGAAATTACATCTCAAAGAATTGGTATGTTAGATGAAAATGATGAACTTTGTGGCTGGGTATGTCCACATTGCAACAGTCATTTCGATTTATATGATGTTGTTACGAATATTTATGGTGAAATGAAAGTAGAAGGAGAAGCATAATGCCAAAGTTTGGTAAAAAATCAATGAGTAAGTTAGAAACATGTCATGAAGACCTGCAGCAACTGTTTTATCAAGTGATAAAGCAATTTGATTGCAGTGTTCTAGAGGGGCATAGAGGTGAGGAACTACAAAATAAATACTTTGATGAGGGAAAATCTAAAGTTAAGTTTCCTAAAGGCAGACATAATGCCAATCCAAGCAAGGCTGTAGATGTTGTGCCTTGGCCTATCGATTGGGATGATACAGATAGGATGTACTACTTTGCTGGTTTTGTTAAAGGGATTGCTGCAATGCTAGATATACCAATAAGGTGGGGAGGAGACTGGAATGACAATACAGAAGTTAAAGACACAGGCTTCAAAGATCTACCCCACTTTGAGCTCAAGCAATAAACTTAGTATACTTATCCTTCTTTGGATACTTGATAAAGTCATCATGGGGATAATGTTCGTATTTTTTAATAATTAAAATGGAGGGATAGATGAACTGGGGGGCAATAATCATATTTTGTGTGATTGTAGCCCTTGGGGAGTCTAAAAAAGTTTATGAAGCAAAAATTATACAATATAGTTGTCCAACCCACTGTCTTGCTGATCACAAGCATATACAACCTTTCATTCAAAGGAGTGAGGATAGTTTACGAGTGGCTGGAAAATAAATTAAATAAACTTCTAGATGGCTAATTTAAATCTAAATGGCAATATTTCGAAGAATGAAGAGATTCTTCATCTTGCTTACAATGATTTAATAGCATTTGGCAAACTATTTTCACCTCAAGACTTTTTAGCAACAAAATCACCTAAGTTCCACTATGAGATGGGCAAACACCTTTTAGATAAGGAAAAGCAGCAATTAGCTCTTGTTTTGCCTAGAGATCATGCAAAATCGACTTTAGCAGCCTGTGCTGTCATGCATAGATTCTTATTTGCTACAAAAGAAAGGCCTGAGTTCATTGCATGGGTTGGTGAGGCTCAAGATCAAGCTCAAGACAACTTGGCCTGGATACAAAATCATATTTACGACAATCCAGCTATTCATTACTATTTTGGCGACCTTGAAGGCGATAAATGGACAAAAACTGAATTTACCCTTACAAATGGGTGCAGAATGATAGCAAAGGGTACTGCCCAGAGATTGAGAGGTAAAAAGCAGTTTTCTACCAGATATACTGGTATTATCCTTGATGACTTCGAATCTGAGCTGAATACTAAGACTCCTGATGCAAGAAGGCATATTAAGGACTGGGTTACTGCTGCAGTGTACCCAGCGATCGATTTCGACAAAAATGGGTTTTTATGGTGTAATGGTACGATTGTTCACTATGATAGCTTCTTGAATGGCATTGTTAAGGGACATAGTGATGCAAAAAAGACTGGTGAAGAGTTTTCTTGGGATGTTGTTACCTACAAAGCTATCCTTGATGATGGTACTCCATTATGGCCTAGTAGGTGGCCTTTAACCAAATTAGAAGAAAGAAAGCAATTTTACATAGATTCAGGGACTCCTGCTAAATTCTACCAAGAATACATGAATCAGGCTAAATCTCCTGAAGATCAAATATTTTCAGAGGAGGACATAAATGAAAACTTTTATACAGGAAATGCTAGATTTGACGAAGAATGTGATTCGTGGTACATTAAATTTGAAAATGGAGACACTGAGTACATTAATATTTACATTGGTGTGGATCCTGCCTCTACACTTGGTGCTAGGAACGATTATAGTGTTATTATGGTTATTGGGGTTACTAAGGACAATGATTACTACATTCTTGAATACTGGAGAAAAAGAGTGTTACCCATGGACTGTGCAGATGAGATATTTAAAATCGCTGAACGATATAGCCCTATCAGACGAATAAACATAGAAACAATATCATATCAGGAGATGTTAAGAGATTATGTGCACAAACGAAGTAAAAAAGAAGGAATATTTCTACCTGGAATAGAAAAGGGCATTAAGGGCTATGGGAACCAGAAAAAGAAAGACAGGCTATTTGAAGGCTTGCAGCCCATGTTTAAAGCTGGTGCAGTACATTTAAAGAAGAATATGCACGAATTAATAGGTGAGCTGCTGGATTTTCCTAAGGGCACACATGATGACTGTATCGATGCCTTCTGGCTATCGACTCAGTTTGCCAGAGGAAATCCTAAAGCAGCCAATAAAAAGAAAGAAAAAAATGCTAAAGGTAACTGGCTTAAACCTAAAAAGGTTTATAACTGGATTACTGGAGCTAGGAGATAATTTGCATAACAATAATAAATGTTATAAATTACGACCATGATTCAAAAGGATAAAAGAGCGATTGAAGCACAAGAGCTGTTCAGACGATGGCAGAGTGCTAGATCTGACTGGGATACTCAAGCTAGAGAGGATATCGATTTTTATCTAGGGAATCATTTTGATCCCAGTGAACAAGATGAGCTAGATTCAAGAAATCAATCGAGCACACCAGTTGATAGGCTATATTCTGCTATTGAGCAGTTTAAGGCCATTATTACCTCTAAACCTCCAAAATTTAGTGCTGCCCCTAGAGAAGACTCTGATGTCAAGCTATCCAAGGTATGGAAAACTATATTAGAGTATATATGGGATGTATCAGATGGAGATGAGATGTTTAAGCAAGCAGTTCATGATTATGCTGTTACTGGTCTTGGATATTTTTATGCATATACAGATGTTGAGGCTGATTATGGCAGAGGAGAGATAAAATTTACAAACTTAGATCCTTTTAGAGTTTATGTTGATCCTAATGCAAGGCATAGATATTTTGATGATGCCTCATCTATGATAGTATCAACTATACTCACAAAAAGCCAAATAAAAGATTTATACCCAAAACTGTCTGAGCCTATCGATGATGAGGGGACTTTACTGCTAGATGAAGTAGAAACCATGACTGATGATGATGACTATCCTGCAGCAAGTAATGTTAGAAGTAAAGGCTCATTTACTCCAGATGTGGTAAAAGATTATGATTATGGCAACTCTGCTGGGGAAAAATATAGAATACTTGAGCATTACTCAAAAGTTAAAATGCCATATTTTAGATTGCTAAATACACAGACTGGCGATGAACAGATTATAACTAATGCAGAAATGCAGATAAAACTTCAAGATGATAAATTTAGATTAATGATGGATAAAAATCTTGTTGATTTCGTAGAAGTCTTGCAAACAAGAATAAAATTATGTTGCAGTGTTGGGCAGGTTGTTTTATATGAGAGGATTTTAGATACAGATATTTATCCAATAATACCACTTCCAAATATATGGACAAATACTCCTTATCCAATGAGTGATGTAAGGAAGAATAAAGATTTTCAGAGGTTCCTCAATAAGATGGTATCCCTTATTACATCTCATGCCCAATCATCATCA